TTAATATTAAATCCACCAGTTGATTTGGTATCATTTACATATAATAATGGGAAACTTTCTGATGTAGATCTACCAATAGCAGTATTAGGTGATGTTTGAGCACCAAAGTCAACTTTAATAGTATAATGATCATATCCTATTGGAGCTTGTTTTTCTGCGTCAATTATAGCATCATCTCTATCAAGCAAATTATGAGTTTTATTAATTCTTGCTAAAGAAACACCACCCAATTCTTGTTTATGAACAAGTTCTCCCTTCAAATGACTACTTCTAGTAGTACTCCAAGTTGATCTATCAATACCCGTTAGAGTATTTCCAGAAACACCAGTATACTTAATAATCTCATTTCCAATCTTAACATAACCTGGATTAGATGCTGCAACACCAACACCTTCAAATGATGTGAAATTAGTACTACTATCAACAGATATTGCTAAAGTAGAATCTTCACCATATGGGGAACTTAATTTTGTCGGTAAAACATCACCTTCTACATCAGAAATAGTTACACGATTTATTTCATGATACATACCATGATTCTTATGATCCACAACAATATGAATTCCATCTTGATAACCAGTTTCAATATCATCAATTATTTCAATATTGATAGGTAGAACATTACCACCATGAGGCCCAACATCAGCATCAGTACCAATACCACCACCATTCATTGTTGTAGCAATACCAACACTGCTAGTATACATTAAAGTATTACCAACTCCAGTCTGGAAATTACCCTGAACATTATCCAGTATTAATTCATTTGTGCTTGCAATAGAAACAATTGACAATTCTGCATCAAGTCCGTTAGAAGTTACAATTCCTACCACATCTCCAATCTGATATCCATATCCAGAAGTTGATACAGATGCTCCCGTTACAGCACCATTTAAATACGTAACTACAGCAGTCGCATTCTTACCATTTCCAGTTATGGTTGAAAGAGCAACACCCACAACAGTTGAAACACCACTTGCAGGAGTATATCCAAATCCAGCACTTATAACTGTCATTGCTCCTGTTGCAACACCAGCATTACCAACATAATTACCAGTTGCAGTTTTAACACTATTCTTATCTTCCTGATAGACAGTATTACCAAACTCAAAGTCCATATTACGTCCAAGTGTTGTTCCTAAACCAACTCTAACTTTTCTAGATTTCAAGTTAATTGAATTAGGCATCAATGTTGGAATCTGCTTATTACCTTCAGAAAGAATTGGGTTATAAAGTTCTAGTGTACCTTCAGTTTCAAACTCTGCTCTATAAAGAGTAAACTTAAGATCTTCCCACTGACTTGCATCCCAAGTAGAAGCGTTCTGTGACTTAAATAATGATCCCAAATATGGTTGCTGTGAAATAAATTCATCAGTTATCAAATCTGATTCACCAATTCTAGAAATAAAGACCTTATATTTTGTTGACCAAGAAGCAAGAGTTATTGCATAATCTTGACCTGCTTCCATATAAACTGGTGCTTTAAATTTGACATTAGTTGGAACAGTTCCATTTGCAGAAACGTTAATATCTTCTGGTTGTATAATAACTTCAGAGAATGGTAAAATTTTCTGTGTAGGTACACCACCTTTCATTGTCCTTAACTGGAATGTCATAGGAATATCCATGTCATCCTTCGTCTGGAAGAATACATCACAACTAGTCAAGAATACACCAGTCTCATCAAGAACTTGATAAGATTGAGCAAGTGGGTCATACCACTCTCTAATCGCTCTTGTGTTAGTGGAAGTAGCAATTACCTTACTTGAAACTACTTGTGGCCCAGTACTTCTTCTTACTGCCTCACTTTCAGTTTCTTGTTTAGTTTCAATTTTTGCGTTTCGAACAGAAATAATAGTTTCCTGAACAGTTTCAAGAGTTCCACTAGCAGTATATGTTTCTTCACCTAAAGTTTCAGTATCATTTTGATCATTAGTTTCATTATCAATTAAAGTAAATACCTTCGAACCTGTTTCAAATCTTGGATTATTTGGTTGATTTGCATCTGGAATATAGAAAGATCCAAGTAAATTAGCACTTAAATCAGATATTAATTTAATTTCAGTAACTTCTGCCACTGCACCACTTGTTTGTCCGATAAGAGTCATTCCAGGTGCTACCCATCCAAAATAATCTCCTTGTGCCTGTTGAGACAATGATAAAGTATCTACATTCAATACACTTGTTGTAGAAGAATAAGTTGCTGGCATACTAGTAGCAGAACTAGTTGCTGTAGATTGAAGTTGAGTAACTCCAGGAGTTCCCATAAATGTAGTAATTGCAGTTTCAACAGCTGCCCCAGAACTTTGTGTTATATAAGGATTATCTTTAAATACTGCAGTTGGTGCATTGTATGGCCCTTCTCTATGATTAGCTTGACAAACCCTAAATCTTATATTAGCAGGTGAACTAGTCTTTGATCCTCTAACTCTTTCTCCAACCTGGAATGTTCCAGATTTCATCTTAATTTGTAAAAGTTTAGGAGTACAATACTTATCAACATTCACACCATCAAAGAACGCATACATTCTTGTTAGTGGTTTACATTTTGTAGCATGGAATTGAATATTCCTAGAACGCATAATAGGAATAACTTCCCTATTTACAACCTTATCTCCTTGAGATGTTGTATCAAATTGTTCTGTAATAACAGTTCTACTACCAGTACGAGTTTTTGTTCCAGTATCTATAACGTCCCTCATTGTATCTTCAACTGTTCTATTAGTAGTTGACTCTAAATAGATTCTCATTCGACTTCTACCACCTCGCCCTTGTCTATTTGTAACACCACTTGATTTCGCTACTGCTTGCCAGTTGCTAAAGAAATTATTCTGACTAAACCTTCCAGGAAATCCTTTTGTAAAGTAATTTTGAGCTATTCTTCTCTGCCAAGGCATTAGATCAGACCATTGTCTCCCTCTGATTGACCTCAAAAATCTTCCACGGTTATGTCTATGCCAGTGTCTTTTTCTGGCGGTAGATCTATCCGCTTGCCACCTTTGTGAGGAATTAGGTCGTATGAATCTTCGAAAGTTTCCTTCACTCATCATCAACTTACGAGATTTTGATCTAACTGATGATGTTTCATTTCTTGTTCTAGTAAATGTATTAACTTCTTGTCCAGTCCAAACTGTCTCCCAAGAGTTCCACATAATTGGAGCCATACCAGTTTGGGGATCTACATCAGGATTCTCTGCCATTGTTTGGGCATAATTACCTTCAGTTTGAATAACCTTTGCTTCTATTCGAGTAGTATCTACCCAAGTATCAGATGATGGAGTTAAATCCATAGACATCTGCCAGAAACTTACTAAAAATGGTGTAATACTTTCTGATCTAGTAGCAAAACTCTGCTTCAACCATTCAACTTCTGTATAATCTAATGTAACAATATCACCAGATCTTCTAATATTTGTTCCTTCTGGTGTTAAAAATGATCTATCTTCAGTTGCAGAAACTCCTTCAACAGGCCCAAGTTCTAAATCAATTGAGTTTGTATAATGTAAAGGTCTTAATTCTTTATTTTGAATATCAAGACTGTTTTTAATACCAGCACCAGTTTCTTGAGCAAGAAAAGTTGTAAAATTATCAACAAAAAATCCTGATTTAAATCTGTTTAATCCATTTTTGTCAGCAACAAACATATTCGAAGTATTTGTTTCAAGAACAGATAAACTAGTATAATATTCTAAATTCTTAATTCTCTCTTCAAGTTTTTTGATATCAGACATCCGATATCTCTTATGATTTAAGAATTGAATAGAAGTACTACTCTCAACATCAATCATATATGGTAATAACTCGACGGTACCAATCTCTATTGCATCATCAATTATTACTGGTTCGACCATCTTTTCAGAAGGGTCACCATATTGAACTTGGAATTTACCTTCTTTGGTTAAGAAAATTCTATCAATTCTTCCAACATAGAATGAATAAGTTGCAATAATAGATGAATCTGCTGCTAATATATTAGCAGCAGTATTTCCATCAGCATTAAAGGTTCTACCATAAAATTCCAATGGAGATCTTGCATTTTCAGCAACAGTATAATTAGATACTTTTGGTCTAATATCAATCATATCTGTATTTCGAATTCCATTAACGGTTTTAACGTCATCAATATAATGTAAATTATTATAAGAATTCTTTGTAGTAATATCACCTTTATCGGAAGAATCATAATAACCATTTGAGAAGTATACTTTTAACTGCTTTGTTGGTTGAGTTGCTTCTGGTTTTCTTTTAATAGTTCCATAATCATAAAAACTACCTCTTTGTCCAGTATCAAACTTAAAGCTAGATGAAATATTCTCACTTACTTTATCAAGTGTAGTTAATATTGCTTGAACTTCTGATTCTTGGAAAACAACTTTTTCACCTTCAGTAAATTGTCCAGAAAGAGTTATAAATGAACATTGAGTATCTGTTAGTTTTTCAGCATATACACCTATAGCATCAGATGACTCTCCAATAAACCTTTCGCCAATTATACAATCAGTAATCTTTGCAGCAGGCCCAGTAAAGGATGCAAATGTGGATTTATCTGCAGATGGTTCAGAAGTATCAACAGACTCATAAACACCCAAAATTTCTATAACATCTCCACAATTCAATGAAATAACAGGATCTTGAACTCTAGTACCATAAGGATAATTTCCATAAGTTAATCCATCATTTAATGTTGTTGCACCAATACCAGATCCAACAAGTTTTGATTTATCAACACTTATTGTATTAATTGTTTGTTTTCTTTTTACTTTTGCTGTTGGTTTAATTTTCTGTAAAGTTGCAATCAAAGTTGCATCTTCATTATTACTTAAATCATCTCCAATATTATCAATTATAAGAGTAGTATTTCCAGAACCAAACTGGAATCTATCATCAGTCAATGGTTCAAATTTACCATCTGCTCTTATTAAAATATATCTATCTTCATCAAATGGTAAAAATGTTTCATTTTCACCAGCAAGAACTGTTTCTGTTAATGCACCAGTAGATGCATTAATAACAACATCATATCTTTTTCTAATATCTAATTGAGCATCAGTTAGGTCTACATTTTCTATCAAATCTCTTGGCATTTGAGTATATAATGTATTTTCAGTCTCACCACCTGTTGGAGTAACTAAAAGTGCTAAATCAGGCACTGATAATGTCGCAACTCCTACTTGAGGTATGTTTCCCTCGACAACACCAGAAACAGTAGTAACACCAGTTATACTAACATAATTTGTAGTAACACCAACAACTCTAGCAATAGTTACAGTTGCACCTGCACCAACAGATGAATCTACTACAGGGCCACTAAAACTAACAAGATCATTTTCCTTTATTGTTGCTCCAGGAAAATCAGGATTACTAGAAGTAACAACACTAATACCAGTAGTTTGATTCCTTGCACCAACCTTTGCATCTCCTATTATGAATGCTTGTTCTTGTATAGTATCTGCATTAAATGTTCTAGCAAATCCAACATTACCTAAATCTGGGCCACCATAGATTGATTTAACATCTTGCAATCCATAATTTGTTATAGCAATAGCAACACGAGAATCTTCTATACCATTAAAATTAAATGGTTCATTCGTTATAAAATCACCCTTCCGTTCATAAATTACTAATGATGTAGAGTTACTAACAGCAGATTGTAAAAATGCAGTAGCTCCACTATATTTTCCTTTAATAAATGTTGGTATAGTAAGAGTAGTTGGTTCATTTAAAGTTACATGAGCAAATGTTTGAATATCATATAAAGAAAGATCCCACGAATTTTTATCTAAATTAGATATATCATATGTACCAGAATCTAATGAAACATCATAAACTCTAGCAACACCAATTTCAGTACCATCTGCAGTACGTCTAGTACTATCAATTCTTTGATTTCTTAAAGATACAATATAGGTATTACCAATTCCAATTTCAGGAACACCATATGCACCATTAACTTTAAACTGTCTTCCAGTATTATATTGTATTGCTTCACTTTCATTAGTCTTTGTTGTTCTTGTTTTTGGACAATCCAAGTATGTAGTGGAAATAGTTTCAACCTCATATCCTTTTACATATGCCTTTCCAGGAGAAATAGCATACTGGGCAAGATCTTCAGATACTAAAGTTCCTTGATATGAGAATTGTCCTTGCTTATATACACCATTATTACCTAGATTATTATTTAAAGATTCCTTTATTGAAATTGAAAATGGATTAATAGTATAATCACCAGATTCATCATAAGTTCTACGAGCAATTTCATCTCCAATTACACTATATTGAGTATTCTTTACTTGAGACTTTAAAGTTCCATTCTCAACTACTGCCAATTCTACAAAATTAGCATCATTTAAATCATCTATTGGTTTTGAATGTAAATTACAAGATATTTGAAGTCTGTCTGCACCTGGAGCAGCATAGTTATTAAATCCTTTTGAATTATCTGTTAGTGTTTGATCTTCGTCAGAATTAACAACTTTTTCAGTAACTTTTAATCCAACTCTACAAGAAGTATTATTATCATATTGACTTAAAACAATTGTCTCATCATGTACATTTACAAAAGTTCCTCTTACAAAATAAACACCATTTGATATTGAAAAAGCAGAACCTTTAGATGCTGCATCTGTTGTAATTGCAGAGGCAAAAGATTCTCCTGATGGTATAAATGGGTTATTTAATGGCCCAGAAATAATATCAGTATCTGCTGTTAATAATTCTCCGTCCTGAAACTCTTTTACTTCATTACCTTCTATAACACCAGTTGAAATATATGAAATATAGAGAGTTAAATGACCTCTTTCTGACTCATCTGATTTTACAATTTTACTAATAATTGCAGTTACACCAGAATTTAATCCAACTATTTTTCTATCTACTAATTGCTCAATATAATAATCTACAGGAAATCCTAAATGGGTATTATTTATTTCTAAACAATGATAATTCTTTGTGTATGCTGTATTACCTGGAATAACTTTTGCACCTTCTTTAAAAAAGTGCTGCCCAAACTTGTCAATCTGATTCTGAAGAATAGACTGTAAACCAGTTAATTCTCTTGCCTGAACAGGATAACCTGGCTTAAACAGAACCTTATGATAGTTATTGTTTGCATCGAAATCGTCAAAATATGGCGATACGTTTAAATTGGTTTGTTGAGCCATAGTTAGTTAGAACTGTAATATAACTTTGATATCTTCTTTTTGGTTAGAAGAACGCTTAATAGCTGGACGGTTATCAAGATAAATGATGTTTCCAGAATATTTTTTAACTTCTGGATTAGACAAACCTTTTGTAAAAGATTGACCAAGGTAATATGTCTTATTATTTATTGAGGTTGAAAGACCGCTAAAGTCTGTTGAAATTGTTAATCCTGAAGTAGTACCAACAATACCAAACGTTCCACCTTCACTAATTGCTGCAGAAAATCTTGTTATTTCATAACCATATTGTGGATTAGTAACTGCAACTCCAGTAACTGTTGATGTAGTTGTAGTAAATCCTGCCATAGTTCTATCTTGCCAATACTTCAACACACCAGTAGTGGTATCATAATTAATAACTTTACCTATAGCAGTAACACCAGATCCAACAGTTTGAGTAATAATAGAATCTGGAGTAAATGTAGCAGAACTATATCCAGTACCAACTAAACGCATTGCATATGCTGCACTTGCTTTATCAATAGTAAGATTAGAAGAAGAATCGTATGCTTTTGGATTCTCAACAATACCTATTCTGGCAATTTCATTACCAGTTATAAAGTCTGGGTTTTCTGCATCATTCTCAATTCTTGCATACATTAGTGCATTAGTAGCACCCAATTCACGGTAAATATCTTTTCCATGACCACCTTGAGGTGGAATAATTACATCAAGAGTTGGCCAACTATCTGGTGTTGGAACTGAACCAGCAGTTAAGTCAACATTACCGTAGGTATAATTAGATCCTTCATTAGAAAGAGTTACACTTTCTATTGCTGAATCGGAATTAATTACAACAGTACACTCTGCTCCACTACCATCACCTTTAATTGGAACTCTGGTATAAGTTCTGTTTGCAGTTCCAATACCTGTTCCTCTATCCTTAATAACAACAACTTTAATAGAACCATCTATTGCATTATCTCTAACAGCTTCATGATCAGTATTACTTTCCCAATCTTTAGGAACTGGCATATAGTCAGTTGAATCAAATTTAATTAAATCTGCTGGTTTGATTGTATAAAGATATTTCCAAATATATCCATCACCACTTGTTCCAGCTGCTCTTGGTTCTAAATCCGTAAATGTTGGTTCATCCAAAGATGGTTTTCCGTCTGGAGTCTCTGGGGTTGTACCATTCTGTAGACAAATATAAACTCTATAGTCACTATTGATTATATAATAATTTGCTGAATATAATGAAACACCATTTGAATTCTTCGGAACATTAGAAATACTATAATCTGGTCTATAATAATCATAGGTACTACCAGATGACCAAGTAACCTTTCTAACAACTTGCTTTACATCACTACCCGTAATCTTTTTAAGACCAATAATAGT